AAGCAAGAGGCGGTGGTTAACAAGCCCAAGCGTGAAGATAAGGGCAAAAAACCCGTGGGAAGGGAAGGGAGAGGCGATAGAAGTGTACCTCTCCTCAAAACCTTTCTCCAGGCCCTGTTACAATCATTTGTATAAGGTGGAACAGCGCGTAAGCGCTGTCCACTCGTTCCTTCTTTCGATAAGCCGATTCGAAATGTCGGATCCACCTATTAATCAGTCGAGAAAATTGATCGACATGATATTACAGGGGACCCTAACTATCGAAGACCTAAAAAAGTATACCGGAGATATCAGAGTATCTGTTATGACCGGCAAGCCCTTTGAGGTCAAGAAGGAACACAAATGCGTGAAAAAGGTCTTTCTAAGTTTTACCACTAGACAGAGACTGCAAGTCAGCTTTCTGGGGCGGGCATTACCACCGCCTAATCCCAGCAAAGAAGAACAAGCAGTCGCTGACACAATAGAAAAAGTCACCGTGGGCCCAGAAACAAGTCTGGGGTACCAAGTGGCATTCCAGTGGGCAAAGAAATACTCAGAAAGGCCTTATTCTTACGCCGAGTTCCGCTTCGATATTTCGAGATCATCATGTTTAGAAGTCTCGAGATCCGAAGGCGGACAGGCGGAAGTCCTTAGAGCGGTGCTAAGCCTATTGGCACCGAAACTAAGAGGAGTCTCCGGAGGAGAGCTTTTGGAAGAACGGTCGAGAGTGAAAGAACTCTTGATCCCATTCTTCCTAGAGCAATGTCGGGAGTGGATAGAACACAGCAAGGAGTGTAGACCAGGTTGTAAACAACCTGCCCTGCACCCTCCCTGCGCGTTTAAAGCACTACCTGAAGCGGGAAACAAATGGCGTGTCCCGTCTCTCCTTCCTGTGAGTCTAATTTTCCTATCATCATACGTTCGGCGGATCATAAATTGCATGATCCGAGATGATTCAAGGTTAAAAGATGTCTTCAGAGGCACAACCCAGCAGTCCGATGAAATAATGAAAAATTACCAAGACTATTGGGGAGTACATTCTGGAGATCTTAAGGATGCTACTGACCGTATACCATTTGACTTCCTCGAGGGTCTGACTATGGGTCTAATTGACTCATACAGAGGGCCGATGGAAGGATGGGAACGAGAAGTGGCATTGCTCATGTGCCGTCCATTCAGAATTATAGAGTCGCAGAAGACCAGTCCGGTCCCCGATCGAGACTCAATAATGCTGGGAGAGACAAATAAGCTTTC